TCAGTGACCCTTTTTCAGGGAGTCGTACTGTAGCTCGCATGTGATTCCGGCAGACCGATATCGCTCAGCCTCTTCTGCTGCTGCGATGTAAGCTCGGTTGCTTTCTTCAAGCATGTCGGCGAGCACACCGATGACCTTGCTGGCTGGCGTGCCAGTGGGGAAAGATCCGGTATAGTGTTCGGCGAGTCGCTTGGTTTTGTCAAGCTCGGCGCGCAGGCCGTCAGCAGCGGTATTAGCATGCTCAGCATCAACACGCGCCACATCAATACGGGATTGTGCTTCACGTTCAATTTGTGTTTTCTCCTGATCACGTTGTGCCCTAGCCTTTTCATCAGCTTGTTTCTGATCTGCCTGTGCCTTCGCGTACCCGGCGGCGTACTGCCTGTCACCGTGAATATTCCAGGCAACCACTCCGCCGATGACCAGAGCAGCAAGCATCGCCACGATAAGCAACTGTTTCCAGTACGCTTTGACTAACCCCCAGATCATACCGCCAGCACCTTACTGGCTGTGATGTACCGCGCGCGCCGGTCGTCGATGCCGTTCTGTCCGCCATTGATGATCTGCGTGACGCGCACCAGGTCGCCGGTGTACTTCATGCATCCTTTGGTAGCGAAGAACCACGCCGCGCTGCGGGCCGCGTATTCGTCCTGCGCCAGCAATTCTGGCTGCTTAACCAGATCCACCTTCAGGCCGCTTCCGCAGTCACGGTAGTTGTTCAGTCCGGTGATCTGGATAAGTCCCCGCCCACGGTAAAACCAACCGTCAGTCGGTCCGTTGTTACCCATACGTTTGCTGTACACCAGGTTGGCGATTGCGCGCTGTCGTTCCTGCGGCAGTGATGGCTCACCCTGTCGACGACCAAGGGCATTGGCCTGGCCCTGAGTGAGACGCCCTGCGCTGACGAAACCGGAAAGACCGGTCACGCTGTAATTGAAGTTCTCCACCAACCGCGTGAATCCTGTCGACTCATGCCCTACCTGAGCAATGAACATCGCCTGGTCAGCAGGCTTGATGATGCCAAACTCATTCATTGCTGAGGTGATATGTGGAAACCAGCGCGAGGCCAGCACCTCACTGATTCCTGCTGCACGGCGGAATTTATTAATGTCCATGTTGAGACCTCGTTATCTTGAAAATTTGAACCACATTCCCCTTTGTCTTGATGAGCGCGGCAAGGAACACGGCTTTGATGATGATTTCTGACCAGTCAGCACTGACGTAGTATCCGTAGAATGTCCGGATAGGTACGCTGGCAGTAACAACTATCAGCAGGTAGGCAAGCCATCCACCCCACCAGCGGTGGCGTGACCCGTCACGACGGAACAGAAGAACTCTAATCGCTATGGCTCCGCAGATAGCGGCGTTCAGGATGTCAGGACCGGTCATCGTCTTTTCTCCTCGGGATCAGGTCGCGCGGATTTTCAGAACGGTGATACAGCCAGGTGCCAATACCAACAGCAACGATTGAAGAAACAAAAGCGCCTGCTGAGTACGCAACCCCTTTCTCAAACATATCTGTTGATATGCCCGGGAAAGCGGAAGCAAAACCAATGAGGATTGTTGCTGTAGGTTTATAGAAGAGAAGCCCGCAGAAGAAGCTGAGGAACGCCAGAAGTAACCGTCGCTTTATGGGATACTCAACCGCAGAGGTAACAAAAATAACCGCGCCAGCAAGAGCCCCCAAAGCCACCTCAGGCGGCACACCAGCGACAACAGACATTAGTGCGCTCAGGCTAAGCCCCTGATTTAGCGTTTCCGTGGTTAACGCATGCGCCATAGTAACCACCGTTTAATGTGCATAAAGACCCCCTTATTTGGTGAGTCCATCATACACAATAATCCATTTATGGATAAGATTACCTAGGATTGCTCCTACCGAAATTACCCGTAGGGTGATAATATGTGAAAATCAATATTTGGTATCTTAACGGAATGTCAGAATGTTAAAAAAAGTATCATTACCGATATGTATTTTATTTTCATATTTACTAGTGCTCTACGTTGCAATGTATACACCTATGCAAAGCGACGACTTTCCATACTCACAAATTGGATTATCATTCAGCAAGCATTATGCTCACTATCTCAACTGGTCTGGCCGCGTAGTTGCTGATTATATTAGTACACTTCTTTTATCAACAGGTAGTCATACAGCTACAGCTATTATCAACAGCGCAGGAAGTATAGCTCTAATATATTTAATATCGTCATTGCCTTTTTCTTTAGGCGGAGAATATTCGGCGTACAAAAAAAGTGCCTTGTACATATTTATATTTACACTATATATAATTGCCAATCCAAACTTAGGCCAGGTTATGTTTTGGGTTGTAGGAGCGGCCAATTATACATGGACAACTATGTTCATTCTTCTGTCAATTAACTTAATGTTAATTTTCAAAAGAAATAATACAACTAACATGATATTTCTATCATTGTTATTTTTTATAAGCATTCTTGGCGGTGCGTCAAACGAAAATACATGCATAACATTCGTTATAATTAACCTATGTGCTTTAATCTACTTTAAATTAAATAGTGGTAAGTTTTATATTTCACCGGTTGTGTCTACGCTTGGCTCGATTATTGGGGCATGCATTATGCTTCTTGCTCCAGGTAACTATGTCAGAGCATCGGATCCTAATCTTGATGCATGGAGAAACAGCCATATATTTAGAAAATGGATGAGATTAATCTATGATACTATACCTGATGTTATGGCTCATAATTGGGTGGCATTGGTTGTTTTGAGTGTTATATCCATAGGCTTAATTTACTCAACTAACTCTAACAAGAAATCAATTCATTTTGCATTTATTTTCATCGTAGCGTTCATTATCTCAAACGCTGTAATGATAGCATCTCCTGGATATGCAGAGAGAACTATGAATGGACAATTTATCTTTTTGCTCTGCTCAGTATCTCTTATAGCATCAAATATTAGTAAAAATGCAGGGATTATTCCAGCATCAGCAGCTTTTGCATCTATGGTCGTCTATTTTATCCCTCAATACTACTCCATAATAACAACATATAAAACAGCATATAGACAACATGAGGTAAGAGAGAGTCTTATACATGAAGCACATGATAATGGTTTAAAAGAACTATCAATACCGGCATTTTTCCCAATTGGCCTTTTGAAAAAATCAGATATGTTTGATGATTACACAAGCAGACATATGGCTGGTTACTATGATATGCATAAAATAACATCCTATCCTGTAGGATTTGATTATTCATCTGCCTGGGAAGAGTGCAAATTCCCAGTAAATAAAACAATTTATAAGAACACAACATTAAAATGTGTTTATTACTACAAAAACGCAATTAAAGGATTTACAGTTGTAATTGCTGAGTTTGATAGAAATCTAAGCATGAATAATGATATTAAAGCCTACGTAAAACCAATAGTAAAAGGGAAAATAAAAGATAAAAACACATCAATACCAATTAGAACTGTTAATATAAATGGGAGATATTTCTCCTATACAAGAATTCCTGAAGTTATTGACTTCAACCATATCTCTGTGGGAGCATACAGCACAAAAACTGGAGAAGTGCTGAGCAGATTTGATTTTTAATTCATAACCCGCCACCATTGTGGCGGGGTTACATTTATTTTTTTAACTCCTGATATAATTTGTAAATTGCCGCCACTAAATATGGCGTTATAGCTGACTTATCCACGGTGTAAGGCATAAACCCTTCCTCCCCAGGATTTATGTCGTCTGTACCTGAAATAACCATTTCTGGTATCACATCCTTAACTACCTGCGCCATAAACATAGGCATGACATTCTCATCGTCTGATTTAAATGATGCAGATTTGACACCACCATTCTCAACTAACTCAATAATTTTATCCAAACCGTTTTCGACATCACCTTTAATGTTTTTTAACCTTACATCTGAAGTAGTCGAATATGTGGTTGTTGTTGCAGTGTGACTTACTTGTCCGACAACACCATTAGTTTCATTAAAGAATGCGAGTGGAGTATTACTCTGAGAGCCGGGAACTCCCAATCTAATTGTTGTCCAGTTATTTGGTGATATCTGAATACCGGCAGTGTTTTCTGCTGTTCCGCCTATTCTGGTATTACATTTCACAAACCCCCTTGGTGTATTTCCAGATGCATAATATATTGATTGAACTTCTGCGGAATTGTAGAAGTCCCATACATCAATTCTAGATGCAGAATCGTTAGAGTTTATAAACCTAAGGAAGGTATTTGAGTTTGCGAATGTGGCAATAGTTCCAATTTTAAATGTTGTACCTTTTGTATTACAAGTAAGTTCCCTTAATCCTTGTGATTTCATAAAGTCGAAAACCTCATCTGCGGTGCTAAGAACCGTACCAGTAATTGTATTTATTGGTAGAAGTTGATCGACTCTACTCAGATGTCCTGGCGAAAAGTCCTGAGGCATAACACACCGAGAGAAATCAAAATTATCTTTCCCTGATATAGCACCTCCGACCTTCAAAACAAGATCCATACCTGCAACATAAAAGTAAAAAAGAAGACCATGCACCGTTGAGAACGTTACTGCTTCTGGTTCAATAGAATCAATAGCAGATCCTGAGCTGCTCATGTAACCAGCATCATTTAATATTTTAATAAATGATCCTGGATCCATTATACATCCCGCTTTTGGTACTCCATTGTAAGATAATGAACTAATTCTAATGCGTCGAGATGGTTTAGCTTTTTCAGATGTACTTTGGCTTTGAATCCATATTTGCCCCCCAACAATTGTAATATCATATGGTGTAATAGCTACTGATTGCGCTTTAGCTTGTGTACCGGAAGAACTTCCAAACGCACTTCCACAAATGTATGAAGGGGAAGAAAAGAAAGAAATTCTTACTGGATCAGCTGTAGTTAAAAATTCCGATGTCTTATAAACTGAATATAGCCCATTTGAACTTTGCGTTGATGTAGAAGCGCTATTATTAATTATAATACAATAGTCACCAAAGCTATTCATTTGAACGCCTTGGTTAGATGATAGTTGTGTAAAGAGTGGTGTAAGAGTTGACATATCCTCGATAGTTGATGTCTCTGGAAGAATGTACACAGCATATCCAGTTGACATCCCTATGCCAATTCTCCTCTGACCTGCCACATACCCAATTATCATTCCTTCAGGATAATCCTGTCCAATGCTTATAGTTTTTAGATGGGAAAAATTAGAATCATAAATATCTACCCACGCAGGTGTTCCTGTTGAAACATAGTTAGTCCTAATAATGAATATTTCTCCAGTAACGTCATCTACCGCAATGCCTTGAGGGAATAAATTACCTTTTGGTATTCCAGTTTGAGTTTCGATCGCATCCCCATTTTCACCATAAGCGTAGTTATGGCGAAGAACAGTTAATTTAGTATAATCAAATGTCGTTGGTGAGGATGCTTCATACAATGTTTTATTGATATCATTAAGTTCTTCTTGGACTGTTGTCGGATCACCATTTTCATCTTCTGCCCCAATGATTCCGGCACCTGTGGGCTTTGCCAGTTCTATTAGCACATCAGATGCCGATTCAGAAGGCGGTAAAGTTACAAATGGTTGGCCGGCATTATCAAAGGCAACGATTTTATTCGCCCTGACTGACGCTTCGGGCAGTTGGCTAATCGGTTCAGGCGTTCTTAATGTGCGGTTAATGTTTGTTTCAGCAACGCTATCTACGTAATTCTTTGTAGCTGCGTCCTGAGGTCGTGATGGGTCTCTGAGGTTGCGAATATAATTGTTAAGTGCGTCATAGTAGTTTGCTACAAAAGACGGCTTGCGAAGTGCAAGGCTAAACCAACTCCGCATCTGCTGAACCAGCATCGTCAACTTGTCGAATGCATCTTCGTGAACCTCGGCAAAAAACTTACCCTGGTTACGAAGATCAGTCTCCTGGGTTACAGGCAGCTCGCGTGATATTGATATCTGATAACCACTTGCAAGCGCGGATGTCAGAACCACATTCCCGCCAGTATAGCCGCCGGCACCTGTAATGGTGTAATCGGTATCAAGCACAAGTGTGCTGATGTTTTCATCCAGGTCAACAACCTGCACAACCAGATCAGATTTCTGAAAAATTCGGAAGGTATAAGGGAAATTTGTTGTAACCCCATTACCGGTGTATTCGTTGTGGTCAACTTCGGTTGAGACCGTCATATCATTTCTCCAGGTAACCGCCGCCGAACGCGGCTGCACATTTGCATATTCTATTACCTCGCAACAACTATATGAATCGAATGAATAACAAACAGGTAAGTTATTACCCTTAAGGTAATTTGCAATGTGTGCTGGATAGACGGCAAACTATTTGCTACTGTATAAACATACAGTGATTGCATGGAGAAGAAGAGATGCAACGGCAGTATCACCACCCGCTGGAAGATGGATTTGCAGAACGAATACACACGCCGGGAGGCGTCAGATCCCTTGTCGAGGACTCGCGGCTAATGATTTTACTCCGCGAGTTAGACAAAGACGGGTTTAACGTCGATGGGCCAATGGCAGAGCTCGCTGCTCTGGTGAACTACGTAACAAGCTCTCAGGTCTCCATGAAAGACCTGCAAACACATCTGGATTACTGCGTGGAAAGATTGAAGCAGGAAACAACATAAAAAAAGGCCGCAGGCGCGGCCTCGTGACATGTCACAATTTTGGTAATTTAAACACTATCGCAGCAAGTATGACGAAGGTCGCGAAGTAAACGATCTTCGCCGTCAACTCTCCTAACCACTTTTTCCTGATTGCGAATATTATCAGCCATAAATAAGCCGTGCCGCATACAAATACGGCAGCAAACCAGAACAACATCAATCCGATCCTGACTAAGATGTCCATCATTGGCCCACCGCCTTCCCGAGGTCTGGGGCGCGGCGCGGCGTTGTCTCGCCAGGTTCCCACCAGCTTGTAGTGTTGAATTCCCGCTGCGCGCGGTCCCTTACCCTGTCGTTGTAGCCTGGGTTTGCCATCTCCTGAAGTTGTTGCAGAATCAGGTGATTGGTTATTGCTTTAGCATACCAGAGGTTTGCGAATGGGGTGATCATGCGAGCTGTTTTAAGCGCATCGGCACCGAAGGATGTTTCCTCTCCCTGAAGCGCCTTCTGCGGGTTAGTGATCAGCAATTTGGTTAACTGTTCTGCAAAGCTTAGCACCGGTCCGCCGATAGTGGCCGCGATACTCGAGCCGTATTGCGTATGGTCCTGGAACAGGAAATCACCATAGATTCCAAATGAACCGCCTTTCAAAAGTGCCTGGACCCATGTCGTTGGCTTTGTCATATCCAGAGGGTCATTCCCTGTCAGCAGGCTATTCATCTGGTTGGCAAACATGCCTGCCAGGGTCGTTCCAGCAATATATGACGCAAGGAATTTTATGGCCGGCACCGTGTCCAGATCATTTGCGCGGTTGACTAACTGACGGAATCCAGCGAACGGCGTAGTTTTGAAGAGCATGAAGCTCTTAATCATCTGCCCTGCATCGTCGCGGGCGTAGGTGTCAAGACCTGTGGCGGTCGTTACGGCGCTGGTCATCTCACCATGCGTGATACCAAGGAGTTTCTGAGCGGCTTCGGCGCGGGCATTGCGAACCATGCGCGTGATGGTCTGCTCTGCTTCTGCGTCGAATGCTTCTTTCATTCGCTTAAGGCGTTCTGGTGGTAAATCGCCAAGCGCTGCCAGCGCCGCCTCACTCCCGGCGCGAACCTGCGCAATACGGTCTGCCATGATGCCGGTGATCACGTCATCTGGCACGGCGTAGATCGCATCAGGCGTCATGCCCATGTGACCGGCGGTAGTCATTGGCTGAAGGTCTGCCGCAGCCATGATAGCCCAGTCCTCATTGCTCCATCCCTTGTTAGCTAGAATGGTTTTATCCGACCCTTTGACGTCGTCAAGCGTCTTAAATTTACGGGTCAGTTCGCCAATGTTTTTGTACATCAGCAGGCCGAAGGATGCCTTATTAGCGCGGTCCATGGCGATCAGCCCTGACCACTTCAGTGTCTTCTCAGCAAACCAGCCAGTTATGCCGCGTGACAGGTCAAAGCCGCCCATCTTCGAGACGACAGCAGCATGGGAATCCACCAGCAGGCCGAGTTCTGCGTTGGCACGCTTGGCATCACCGCTGAACAGGTTTTTGATAGTGTTAGATGACAGGCGCATGCCGTTGCGGGTAAAGCCAAGTGCCTGGGCATTAGCGCGCATGATAGCCTGGTCGCTGGTTGCCGTCAGTACGCTGGTACCGAGCATCGCGCTAGTCATTAGGTTTCGCAGGCCTCCGACAGCAGAGGTGAATACACTTGACGATGCTGCACCGTTTAGACCGGCCATAGAGTTAAACATCCGCTCAACCATCTGGCGTTCGTCATTCATCTTTCCGACCGGCTTACCGCCGGTAACGGAACGCTGATACACACGATCAAGTATCAGGGAAAAGTTGCGGGTGGCGTCCGGACCAAATGCTTTAACGACACCCAAATCGCGGGAAGAGGATTGAAGGTGCGACATCATCACACCAGTCACCGGCTGCTGAGTGTAGCGCTCCATGTAGGCGAAGTGTGACTGTGCATCCTTGAACGCCATCACTCTGCTCTGGGAGCCGCGGTTCTTTATCCCTCCGGTGCCCATGAAAGCGCCAGGGTCGATTTTATTCGCGCCGTCAGTGGCCTTCGTTTCAAAGATTGCTTCCAGCGCCTGGCGGTACTCGATGTCATTCATCGGGCTGCCGTCCGGATTAACGTAATTACTGCGATCCTGAGTGTTGAAAACGTCGTCCACCCACGCCTGCCGGGCAAACTCAATCGGCGGTTGACGGCCTGACAGTCTCGCTTTAGCCTGTTCTGCCACTGTCAATGATGCCAGCCATTCATCACGCCCGGCGTTGCGAATAAAATCGGCATCGTCCACATACGGCAGGTGCCAGTCGTCGCGCAGACCTATATCAAACCCGCTGTCGTTCATCTCCTGGCGTGCCCGGCTGGTGACATCATTCCATACCTGCGCGATTTTCTTCGCCTGCGGGTTCCCGGTATCCTCGCCATAAAGCTCTTTCAGGATCTGAAACTGTGCTGACTTTGCCGCCTGCTGGTCGAATAGGCTGCGGAAGCGCTGCTCTCCAAGCGCCTTACTCTGCTCGAAGAATTTGCGTACATCATCACCGGCTTTAAGCAGTTCAGCGCTGAGCTGGCGTGACCAGTCCTGATATGCTCCAGTTGCCAGTTCCTCAGCCGAGGTAACGGCAATATCCTTACCGTCAGTTGTACGCCGACCAGCGAATATAAACTGCTGCAAATTCGCTGGTGTCTGCTGTTCTGGCGGGATGTTGGCGTCAAGTGTGTCTGTAACCTTACTGATGGCGATTGCGTTCTGTGCGACGCGCTGACGCTTCTTATAGACGTCATGCACTACACGCTGACGTACCAGATAGGCAGCCTCCATGTATGTCTGTGCATCAGGGATGCCAGTCTTGCCATCCCTGGCATTTTTTTTATGCACCTGGCGCACGGCTTCTTTGATACGATCCTCAATACCTTTCAGCTCGTCAGCCTTTGGCTGGCGGCCCAGTGTCTGCGCAATGGCTTCAACACATGCCTGTTTCATTATGGGTTCCTCAGGAAGCACGCGGCGGCGACTGAATACACTTTCGATTCGTTTTGCACGGTCTGGATTTGTTCATCAAATTCAGCCAGAACATCGGAGAGTTTCGCAGGCTGCCCGGTGTCTGGGTGCGTAATTGTCAGTTCCGGATTGGTGGTTGCCATATCGCGCGCCGCCATCAGGTCGTAACTGTTCGATGAAATCGCCTGGCCTGTATCGGGATCGACACTGACCTGCCCGCCAGCTTCGTCAGATGCAACAAAGGCGCTTTCTGCGCGCGGCGACGGAGCTTCGCTAGACAGTTCTGACGGCGTTTCATACCTGACACCATTCTCTTCGAAAATCTGCTGCATTGCATGGTACTGCTCGTTTGCAGATTCCAGCATGCCAGGCCTGGCGGGACCATCCAGCCCGCGCGCCATCATCCCTACGTTCACCGGCTGCCCGTCATTAAGCTGTCTGTACGCTTCGTCCATGGCTGCCACATGGCTGTTAATGCTCTCGTTGCTGGCGTGCAGCACCGGGGAGGATTCCAGATCGTAATAGAGCCCCTCATTCAGCGTATGGGCAGCATCGATGTCGCTTGGTTTAATGGCAGGAGCATCTGTCGCGGCGTCCGATTCCGTAACAGGTACCCGAGAATCAGATCGCTCTGGTGCACCAGGAGCATCCGTTACTGGTACTGGTTCTGTTAATGAGGAAGTTTCTGCTGCTGCCTCGAAAGCCGGTGCGCCATCCGGCACGCTTTGCACTTCAGCCGCCGGGATAGGAGCTTCAGTTTCTGGCTGAGAGGCTGGAGTTTCGGCAGCATTGCGCGCGGCCAGGTGATGAGCGCCACCAAAGGCACCACCCAGTACCGCATCCACCAGCATCGCCTGCCCGTCGAATACCCGGTACTGTTTCGCCATCTCCGCGTAGCCTTTTTCCTCCAGAGTTTCTCCGACGGAGTAACGGTTAAGTCCGCCGAACCCGGTGTTGATTGCGACACCTGAGGCGATGCGCGTTGCCAGCGTGGCACCTACGGCAGCAGGTAAAGCCATGCCCGCCGCGTTGAAAAGGCTCTGCTGTGTCGCCAGGTTGCGAGCCGTGGACTCGTCTACCCCCTTCCCTTTGAAATCCTGATAAGACTGCTCATACGTAGAGCTGAATGCTGTTGCTGCGCCAACTGTAGGCCCGGCAACAATTGTTGCCCCTATGGCTGGAACAAACTGACCGAGACCGTAAAGAACCTCTGCTGCTGTGCCCTGGCTACCCGCATCCGGCTTCACATACCCGCGCGCATCCTGCAACTGTTTGCCGATCGTGTCGTAGGTTTCATTCAGCGTTTTATCGGCATCAGGAAACATCACTCGGAATATATTTACCGTCGGTGCCACGTTCGCGGTGAATGCCGGATCACTGATCAGGCGCTTACTGAATCCGACAGCTGATTGCGCTAGGCCTATAGTGCCTTCCGCCACGCCGCGCGCTGGTGCTGCAATCGAACCCTGGAAGAACGTAGGATCGTAATCTTCAGGGCGCGCCGGGTTGGATGCTGTTTTATCATCAGTCCATGCCTGGCCTTCCGGCGCCAGAGAAAATACATCAGCCATTATTCAACCCTCACGACAATAGCTTCATTGGTTTTCGGATCCGTAGCCCAACGACCGCTGCCGCTTACCAGCCGGTACTGGTTGTTGCCAATATTCACAGGAGTGAAGTTTGAAGCAGCATTGACGTTAAGCCCAGCATCCTTCAGTGCCTGCTGAGCAGATACGGTGTAGCGGTCTTTGAACGTTGATTTATCCATGCCAAATGGCATTACCACATCACCACCGTTAAAGCCTTTGTACACCCCACCAGTTGCGTACTGCGCCGCCTTCTCCACTACATCAGAGTTAGCTGCATCAGTGCGCGTCATGGAGGCGTCGCCGGACTGATAAGCGATCCCGGCGTAAGCGGCTTTGAACAGGCTATAGCTCAACTGGCGCGCCTGTGGGTTATTGGCAAATGAGTTACCAACCTGATCGTCGAATGCCCGCTTAAGCTTATCTTCACTCGGCAAGTGGACCGGATTTATCCCGGCATCCTTCATAGCTTTCGTTGGGTTAAGCAGTTGGTCACCGGCCAGGATCACCTTCGATACGTCGTACTTGTTCATGGTCGGCTTGTAGCCAATGAACTGGCTGTATGCGATGGATGGTTTTTTGTTGTCGTACTGGTTATCCGGCGTGCCCAGCAGCAGCGCGGAATAGGCTGTTGCTGCGTTGTTTGGCGCAATAGCAGACGCGACCTGGCGCATGGCCGGAGCCGAGAGCGTTTCACCCATGCTCTGTAACAGGCTGATGGTCTGGTTTACGTCTTTTGTGCCGCGCACCTGTTCAGACAGTGCGGCAGCCTCCTCACTGGACAGGATCGGCGCATTGATGCCCAGCTTGCGCAGGCTTTCCTGAGAGGAGAACCGGTTGGCAACCTCTGCCGTGATGTCGTTAGGGGTGTTGCTGGCGATCGGCTTATAGGCCCCTATTTCTACCGCTGCATTGAACGGGTTATTCTGGCGCTGGCTGATAACCTTCGTGGCAGCAGCCGAGACCTGGTCGAACAACTGCGCGCGAGATGCATATCCCTCGCCTGTTTCTTCAGTACCCGGTCGCAACTGGTCGACGTATGCAGTTATGCTACTGGTCGGCATGTTGCGGAACGAGCCGATGTATTGCCCGGCGATCTGCGTGTTTTTGAATTCGGTGTACCGGAGATTGCCTTCCCGGACGCCGTAGGCTGCCAGGAAGTCTGTCTGCGTTGGTGCGTTCGGGAAATCCACGCCGCGCATATATGCCGCGCTGGCATCGCGTACCCGGCTGTCTACGCTGGTGCGGTACTCGGCTTGCTGTTGCTTACGGATTTGGTCAGCCTGGCGGAGAAAAGTTGCCTGTGCTTCAGGAGATGCTGCGTCGAATGCCGCGTTGCCAGTGTAGCGTTTGGTGCTGGTCGGCAACTGTGACAAGCCAATAGCCGCGCTAACACCAGTAGCAAGCTGCTGATCACTGTACGGCTGGGTGCCGTTCTCATGCTGAATGATGGAAGCGCAAAGGGCTTTAAGTGTGTCAGGGTTGGACGCATCAAGCTGCTGATCCGCAGTTACGCCGAGCTGCGCACAAACAGCCTGGATGTAAGCATCAGTATTGTTATTGTCCGACGGAGGAGCCCAGCGATTAATGATATCGCTGACGGTATCTATACCCTGACGCTGGTAAGACAGAAGGTTTCGGCCCAGCGCGCGAATACCATGCTCAGGCGTTTCAAACTTCGCAAAGCGACCATCATCACCTGTCTGGCCAACCCATGGATTCGTTTTGCTGTACTCGAGGTTGCCGGGGTTGTTGTTGCGAATTCCGCGGGCATCACCTGAATTAACACCATCTAATACAGCCCGTCGTGAACCAGAAGCGGTGTCGCTAAGTTCGCCGTTACTCTGAATGAACTCGACAGAATTGTTTGCAGACCACTGGGAGAGAGATGCATCAGCAACCTTCTCTTTGAATTCTGTTTTCTTCGCCTGAATCTGTTCAGGGCTCCAGCCATGCGCGGTGCCATACGTCTCGATCTGCTGGAAGGTCTGCTGGTTGTAAAGCACATAGTTGGCATTGTCGCCATATGCTGACGCCGCCAGCTTGCCATTGTTCGCCAGTGTCGCCTGAAATTGCCCTTCTTCGTAGGCATTAAGTTGGTTTATCTCATGGCGCCCGGCCTGTGAGGTGAACTGAATGCGTTGCTGCTGTGCCTGCTTCATGAAACCTGCTCTAGCACCTTCTGGCAAAGTCATCGCTATCTGTTCGGCCTGCGCATCGAACTGCTGAGTGTACTCCTGGCCTTTACCGAGAGCATTCTTACCCTGCATATTGAGCAAGCCGGTATTAGGGTTTGTCAGCAGATCAGTGGAAACCTGACTCAACTGCAATGACGCATCCTGTGCCTGGGCAACGTCTGCACGCTGCTTTGCCTGTGCAAACACATCAATCGCTTTTGGCGCTACCTGCGCAATAACGTCGCCGAGATTAGGTTGTTCAAAAGCTTGCAACCCTGGAGACTGAAATCCTCTGCTCTCAACCTGGCGACCTGTGACTGTTGGAACCGTTGGCATTTTTATTTCTCCTTAACGACCGGTTGGCGTGCCAATAGCTGCGCTGATTGGAGCAGCTTTTTGGGAGAACATTGACCCGCCGCCGCCCATCTGGTACGCGCCATAAGCCTGCAATGGTGTCGTCAAAAGAGTTGTCATCGCTCCCATATTTCCCTGCTTACGAGCAGATACCGCTTGCGCCTGGTAATTCGCTGATTGCACCTGATAGCCATACGCCTCACGCTGGGCATTATTTACCGTTGTCAGAGCGTCCAGGGTACCGAACTGGGCTGTATCGCCGAAGATATCCAGCGCACTTCCTGAAGATAGTTCTGCACCTGTAGCCCCCATAGTGGCGTTCTGCGTCCCTGCTGCCTGCCGGTTACGGCGGCGCACTTCCTCGGCCTGGGCATTACCACGGTTAATCGAGTCCTGCGCCTGTGCTTCAGCCACATCTGCATTCTGCTCTGCGACCGCAGCGGAATACTTTCCTGTCTGGTACTGGTTGTAAGCTGAAAGCGCGCCAGCTGCGAGCGTCGCACCGGCTAAAATTGTGGTGGGTTCACACATTACTTTCTCTCCATGTGGAAGCGGTGAAACAGAAGGCCGTGAGCGCCGTATGGCTGTGGTTCTTCAATAGTGAATCCAAGCCAGTGCAGCCAGATGCGCGCGGTGTGATTGCGGGCATCAACATAGTTTTCAAGATACGGATAAACAGTCAGCATTGCATTGACCACTTTCCCGCAGCGGCGCAGGAAGGTGCGCTGGTATTTCTCCAGCGCATCAGTGCCCACCAGCCACGGGATTCCGTTACCGCCGATCATCGATGCCGGTGCCACGCCGAAGATAGTAACTACCTCACCATTAATCAGACCGGCACAGGCAAAGGTTGACGTGCGCAGACCAGTTTCGAGTACGCGACGTGGGCTCCATCCATTTGTCGCCAGGAATTCATCAATATCAGCCTGGCGAACATTTGGCAGCATGGCTTCAATATGTTGAGCGGTTGCAGGTACGATCTGAGCCTTAATCATTAGTTACCACCTACAGTCAGGCGAGGAATAACAGCCAGTACAGATAGCGGTAGCGGGTCTGTCTGTCGAACCTTAACGCGCCCGTTGTTATCCCAGATGCTGTCGAGTTTCACCTCAACTTTTCCGGTTGCGTCATCGACTGGATCGTCGTAGAACTCGAATTCACGCTGAGGATATTCGTACCATTCTCCGCCAGGAGTGGTAGCCCAGATGCCGCGACTAGCGTTTACTATTAGCGTGACCTTTGGAATGACCTGCTTTTTATCCAGCAGCGTTTCCTGCCCGTTGATGTTGATGTCCAGCGTTTCGAATTCAGCGGTGATCGGCAGCCCGATATGCACTACTGCGCCTGGTGATTCCAGCGTGACAGCGCCACCAGTTACAGTTTTCTGTGGCTCTACACTGGCATCTGATAGGATGTTGACTGTCTGCCCTTCCAGGTGAGACAGGCCACTGAAAGTCTGGCGGGCCATCTGCCAGTTAGTGGTTGCCACACTGCGAAGTACTGCCGGGACGTTACGGTTGAAACGCACAACTACCACCGTGCTGCTCGTAAAAGAGATGATGTCTCCGCGCAACTCTTTCGCCACTAACTCGCCGGTATCTGGATCCGTCTCTGAATACGGAAACTGAATTTGCGAACCGACATCAGTGTTAACGAAATACGCGCCACCACTTACCGTAACCGGATAATCAACCTGATAACTCCAGTCACCGCTTCCGCCGCTGATGGTCATCGTTCGAGTCGATGCATTACGCCCGTCATAGCTAAGGCCGCAGTCGACAAAGAATGCATCTTCATCATTAGTGAACAGGCGACTTGAGAGGCGTTCGATGTAACGTTTCGTCTGACCGTTGATGGTACGATTAACCACGAAGTAAACAGCGTCCTCGCTGCCTTCGCTGATTGAACAGGTGCTTTCGTATTTACCAGCGCTGGATTGCGGAGCCCAGGCGAACACCTGCTGATCGCGTAGATAGGTCAAAACCAGCAGTTTCCCGTCGTCACGAATGCAGAATGCACTGCTGTACGGAACTATGCAGAATGACCAGTCGACAATGCTGCGCTTCTGGAAAAGGTGGTTTGCCAGTATGGTCAGGTCAGTACCCTGGTACCCGTCGACGTCGAAGGAGTAAGCCAAATCACGGACCACACTTCCCTTCTCCTGGATGAACAGCGCGATATTTGCCACTGAGATCGGCGGCACGTTGCTGGAACCGTTATTCCCCTGAGAACTGAACGAGAAGGCCGACGGCGTGAGAACCTTATTCTGGTCTCCGGATATCGTATATTCCCCGCCTGACGTCAGCGCTACCAGATTACCTACGTCGATCAGATGGCGAATTTCATTTACCTGGCGCCCGGCGTAGGTATAGATGATGCGATCGTCATCCTGAATAGGGTTGTTCTTTCCGAAGTCCTTGTAATCACCGGTACGGCTTGCCCAGATGGTTTGCGGGTACGCGGTTGATGCTGCGAAATACAGGCGCTGCTGATAGTAAACGACTGTGCTCGGATAGCCGTTGACGCTATTCCAGGCATATCGCCCCCACTTATAGCTGCTGTTAGCAGAACCAACAACCTGTGACGGGATGTAGCTCACCACCGTTGCGGTGGCGCTCAGTCCGTTACCCGCCACCGAGGTGATGCGAGCTATCCCGAAACCGCTGTGCAGGTACTCCCACTGAATACCGGTATCACCGCCCCATCCATCCCAGGACATTCCTTCGGTATGAGATGGTCTAAGCGTACCAGTCTTACCACCAGTATTGGCCCGGTAGTAGTTGCTGTCAGCCCGGCGAACATCGTTGATAGCTGTGTCTTTGCTGGTCTCCCAGACAGGAACAGAATCAACAGCGGGCTGTTCAAGATAGAAAAGTTTTCCGACTTGCTCAGAGCCAAAGATGGCAGAGCTCGCCGTCAGCGTAATTGTGCCGGTGCTGGCGCTGGCATACACCTTGATTGTCTCGTCAACATTGATGTCTTCGAACGGGCCGTTTTTGGTGGTTACGTCGACGATCTGCCAGCTATCATGCGCGTAACGGCGCAGTTCTTTCGGTGGATATGATGGATGAACCAGCGTCAAAACATCTGCACTCTGAGTAAACTTGATGCGGAACAGGTCAGCCTCAGCATAAGGCATAGCCAGTTCGTAGATCACATTGCTGCTGTTCAGTACGTATGCGCCGTCTTTGATAACGCGCATGTAGTTGTGGCCGAACTCCAGCGCATAGGTCTGAACGGTAGAGAACTGGAACGGGATAAGGCGACATTTACGCGCAGGGTATTTGGCTTCGCCGACAAAACGCGTGCCAGGTCTATTCTCCACCCCGCCATATTGCCGAACGATAAAGTTGTCGCACTTGCGCAGTGCCACCTGATACTTTGACATATCGATACGCCCGTACAGCGACGGGCCAATCTCACCACCGGCAAAACTCGGCTGGATCCAACTGAAAGCCATTATGACAACCTCGCTGCGGTGAACTCGTCCATAGGCGGCTGCGGCTCCTGCGACTCATTCTGGCTGTGCGAGCCAGCACTAAGGATAACGCTGCGGTACATTGTCAGGGCGTTGTTTCCGAGATCTGCGCTTCCGGTTAGCGGCATGTTGATGGCAGCAGCCAGACGCCACGACAGCGCCTCCATGAAGATGGCATCGAACATGTTTACGTCGGTAACGCGCGCTATATACTTCAGCCATGCCTGAGGCTGGTCGGTGTAGATCAGCTTTCCGGTACCGTCTGTATCAGCCCCTACCTCATAGTTGATGCGCATGGCAGCCGTAGGGTTACGGATACCTGGCACCATAATTTCGGTAATGCGAAGGCAGTCAGGCGGATACTGGTATGAGAATGACCAGTCCGGCGGCGGATTATTGGTGTCGGCCAGAGCCACGCGCTTAGTAGCAAAGTTCCAGTCGAAGTCCGCCAGCGCTGCATCACGGCACGCATCGAAATGCAGTGAGCACTGAGACGCCTCTTTGCTCGCCTCATTCAGGCTGTTAATACTGCGGCTATTTCCGATGTTGCTCAGCGCGCGGTTGCAGATCTCGATAACGGAGGCCATTAATCATCCTCCCCACCATAAAGAGTTTGTGCGGCAGTCTTTGGCTGCTCACCAGACACCGGACTAAGTGCCATATCAGTGATCTGAAGACTGGCGTTATGCTGCATTCCATCTTCTGTTTCGCGGGTTGACGTTGAACGAATGATTGCCTTGGCGGTGATCATCACTTCAGTACCAGCAGACTGCGGCGTTGCCTTGAGCTTGGTGAGCGTCTCGTTGTTCAACTCTATGCAAAGGCCCCACGGATAATCATCACGAGTCTGGGTTTTACCATCCTCATCCTGATATGTGTCGGTGCCGGTTTTGAGGTTTACCAGATCCATTATGGACTCCTGCAATAAAGGGGCCGAAGCCCCTTGTTTTATTAGCGAGGCTTAGACGCCCAGTTCTGCGCGCTTTTCTGCGATCTTCTCGCGGAGTGTTTCAGCTTTGGCGTTGTGGTGAGGTTTCTCGTTGAATAGCGCTTCATACTCTTCGCGGAGCTTGTCCAGCTCATCACTGCCTTCACCAACTTCATTCAGCGGTGATTTAGCGGAGATTTCCCCAACAAAGCCACTTTTGTGCTTGGCCTTTGCTTTCGCAGCTTTCGCCGCATCATTCAGCGGTTCCAACGCCGTACCTGGCTCGCCGTCATATTCAATCTCTGAACCTTCAGGCCAGAGATTGTTATGAATATGGGATAGGCGCAGGACACGGTATTTTGCTTTTTCACCTGACATCGATATCCCCTTAGCCAGTCACTTTGGAACGGGTCGGGTAATAAGGTGTGTTGTTGTCAACATCCAGATTAATGCCCGAGGTGAACGCGCCAGCAGTCAGCGGACCGGTGCCGACTGAGTAGTTGACGCGTAAATAGCGCTGGACGCCCGCCGGAACCTTGGTAGAGAACAGGCGTTTACCAACAGTCAGGGCAGACAGCGCCAGAGCACCGCTGTCGTAGATAGTGGTCCAGGTGGAGTTGTCAGGGCTGGTCTGCAACTGAACGTTGAGGGTCGCGGCACCAGCGGCGGTTGCAGTGGTGTCCACGGTTGCCCAGAATTCCAGTGGATAACCAACGCCGATATCGCGGCGGGTGCCGTCGATAGGGCCGAGGTCAATCACGTCCGTAGAAGCAGCAGAAGCTGTAACCGCCTGCTTCTCGGAGAGCATCAACAGTTTGTCGAGGATCATTTTCTTTCTCCATTTATGGGCCGGTTAAGGCCCATCAGTTAATGACAGGCGTTAAACAACGCGCGCTTCTGTTTCCAGAATCGCATCGGTTTCACGGATTGGGATGCCACGGAACGTGGTCCAGAATTCGCCTTCAGTCTCTTTTACGGACAGAGCCAGAGAGGCTTTATCCAGAGATTGCAGATCGAGCGCCTGGGCAACGGTACGGTTCATGTAGAACACCGCGCGACCCATTTTCAGATTAGGGACGCGGTGCAGCGCTTTAACCATCAGGCTGACGATATTTGCAGCTGAACCTGGTACTGACAGATCGCTCACATCGATGTTGGCGATGCGCACAACGTAGCGCCAGTCACGGAGAGCCAGGCCGTTATCCCACTTATAATGGGTGCGGTAACCCTGGTATTTGCCGCCATTGGCATCGGTAAGCGTCTGCTCGCCGAGGTTCTGAGTCTGCAAACCAGCCTTCTGCCCTTTAGGGAAGATGCCGTGCACAGTGTTTTCACCCCAGACCACCAGCCAGATAGAGGTGTTATCTGTACCTGTGCCGCCAGCATCAATGATGTTCTGGCCGTTGCCTGCGGATTTGCTGGAGTAGCGGGATGACAGGCCCATGAACTGCTGGGGATTCACACTGGTGTCGCCGTAGAACAGGGTCTGGGCCATCTGCTGGTTCATTCCTTCGAGGAATGCACGATCTTCAGACAGGCGGAATTCAGCGGTGTTACTGTTGAGATCTGCCAGAGACTTATCTACTTCCGCATAAGCCTCCAGCATGCCGACAGTGTCAGTGACCTGTACGGTAGTTGATTTTGTCGGTTGCACACCGTAGTTCAGCAAACGCCAGGTAGGCTGCGGAAGCCCCGAGCGAACGGTGGTACGGTGACCAGTTGGAAGGTTACCCTCTACGAACATCATATCCGTCAGGATTTCGTTGGTCTGGGAAAGAAGTTCGACAATCTTATCGACCTTTCCGTTTGGATCAGTACGCTTAGCCCAGTCAGCCAGCGTCAGCGCATTTACGCCTTTAACAGCCATAGTTATATCCTCTCTTATTAGCCATAAAGCACTTCGGCCGCACTACGCTGGCCTTGATTACTGCCATCGACCATGCCGTCTTCCGACATGGCTTTACCGATTTTCACGAACGTCTTAACCAGTTCCGGGTGATTACCGAGACCGGTTGAGTCCAGATACTCTTTCAGAGCAGGGCCGCCGAACTGGTCCAGAGCACGCTGCGCAGCGCTGAGATTCGCGGTCAGTTTGTCGCCGCCAATCTCCTTGTCCGCCTTCACGCTTGCGGCCCAGTCCTCGGTCTGCTTCTGCCAGGCTTCTGCCTGACGCTGCTGCACACCGGCCAGAATTTTTGGATATGCATCAACCAGCTTCTGTGCCTGCTCATTGGTCAGATTCAGGTCGCGGGCAACCGGTTCGAAGTCCTTCAGCGCTTCGGTGTCCAGATCAACGCCTTCAGCAGCCTTGAAGTCGTACTTCTCTGGCGCGCCTTCCTGCTTCTGTTCTTTGTCATCAGACTTATCCGCCGGTTTATCACCATCGGCATGCTTGTCGTCCTGAGGCTTGTCACCTTCAGCGCCAGGCTGTGTCTTATCGCCTTCTGGTTTAGCCTGATCAGCAGCAGGTGCCGGAGCATCGGCAGCAGGTGCGGCTGGCTCAGACGGTGCCGGTGCAGCGCCACCATCAGCAGGTTGCTCATTGCAAAGACGGCGATTCAGAAAACGATCAAATAAGTTCATTGGTTATCTCCTTAAACAGGGATCGTTTTGGCTTTGAGTTGCGCCAGAACAGCGGAAAGAGTGGTGCGCAGTGCAGTGGTATCTGCCAGCAGCGCGTTGTATTTCGCGACCAGGTCGTTGTGGTCAGTAACAAGCCCGGCAACGTCTGATGCGGAAGAGCTGGTATCAGAGGAAGCTGTCATTGCTGCCGGTGCTGCAATGGCTGCCCCCAACTTCACGCCGCCGTAATCAGTGGTGGTCGGGGCGCCAATTGTTGCCGGGGCAGGATCCGGAACCTCTACCACCTGATTTGCGCCATCAAAGCGCACGACGCGCTGGGTTTGTACCTGTGTCATACATTGTCCTCACTGGCCTCTGCGGCCATCTTCAGATACTGATCGGGGCAGTGCGTCATGACGCGCTGAAACAGAACCAGCGCCAGGTTGCGCTGCCCTTCGTTGAATGCAGTTAAATGCGAATCACCGGCGAAGCACGGCGAGAAGACCTTCCCTTTCTCCAGCAGTGACCAGACGACACGGCGTCCCTGTTCGCTACCCATAATGAACTGGATATCCTCAATATCTCGCTGAGCCAAAAGCTGCTGTTTAGCGTCAAGTTCAGCCTTGCGGTCATCTTCGTAATCCGTCATTGCTGAGGTGCTCCTGCTGCGTTAGTGATGGCAGTAAGCGCACTTGGATCTGTAGTCTGCGTCTCGCTAAGGGTTTTCGCACCCTGAGTGACAGCCTGACCCATTTCCAGTGCCTGTTGAGCGCGCTGATGTTGGGCCCGGTCTTCACGAATGCCCTGCACCTGTTCTTGAGGAACGATGACAGTTGGCGATACGCCGGACATTTCAGAGAACGCGTCGATAGCCTGATCCACGTCGAGCTTGTCGAGAGCTTCAGGTTTAAACTGCGCCAGTTGACCGATGAATCCAACGGTCTGAGACAAGCTGGTTAGGCCGATAGATTTCTGCGCCTGCGCCATAACTGAGATGTATTCGATGCGCAGCGGCATCCCCTGCATTACGTCCGGCGGCTGTGGCAGCATGTTCTTGCGCGCCATAATGGAGAACACGCGGTCGATAAGCGGATTCAGTGCCTCATCATTGAGGCGTTCGAGCACCGGGCCCAACATCAGCAGCTTCTCTTCCTTCATTTCGATCACTGCTTCCACTGGCATAGAGCGGGTGTTGATGTTTTGCAGCATCATGAAGAGGTCAACAAAGTAGGCGCTGTTGATGGTCTGGCGAGTGTCCTGAATGTCAGCCAGCAGGTCGGCAGTATTCGGGTTAACCAGATATGCAGGTTTGAAACCGTCCTGGCCGCTCAGAACGTCGAGATACGTCACGTCGCCTGGCAGCAGAGAAACGCGCTGATTCTTCAGTGAAGTTGGCGCAACCATCGGCGGGTTAGTGGCTTTATCGATCAGCTGTGCTTTACGGATCTGTTCTTTCTGCAAAGCCTTAACCTGACCAAGCGCCAGCATGCCTGGACAGGATGACGCGTAAACGTCTTCTCCGTTAACTTCCCAGCGTGGCGCAAGGACAGGAAATTCATCGAAGCCGGATTCACGCAGAAGTTTGTCAGCGTCACCACCGGTCTCGAAATATACCGAGCGGAACGGCTTGTTCTTGCTGTCCAGCTTGCCGCTGTCGCGGTTGATGTTTGGCGTGATGCAGTGGTTTACCTCGATCCACGCTTCATACGTACCATTTGCCCACATCCCCTGCACTGACTGGCTTACGTTATCCAGACCGAATTCCTGCACCAGCTGGCGCACAGTCATGGAGAACTGTCGGAATGATGTGTCGACGCTGCCGCGCGGGCTGTTAGCCAGGTAGTAACTGCCAACAGGGAAAGGCATTGTGCGGATCACGTCCTGTTCATCTTCGAGCACAGCCATTGCGGCGGTACCGAAAGTGCCAAGACTGGCATACATGACAGGCAATGACTGGTACAGATTCGACTTGTTGAACACCTCGTTCATGCGGCGCTGTACGATTTCCAGCCAGACTTTCACCGGGCCGTAATCCATCATATCCGGATCAGGTGTTGCCAGTTTGAACCACGGACGCGCAGGGCTGGTGATGCCAGACATCATGCCGCTGGCAAGAATGCGCTGAGCCAGTGAACCGGTAGGGTCAACAATCTTGGTGTTACGACGGTCATCACGGTTTACGTCAGACGTCAGGAAGCGGGAACCGCGCGGATTGATAAAGTCGCTCAAGTCGCGCCAGTGCGGCTCGAACGATGTGCGCTCATTCTTCAGCTGTGCTAGCTGCTTCAGCAGCCGCTCTTTTTCGGTTTCCGCCATCTCTTCAGACTCCGTTACTGACCGAGCAGCGTTTTACCGCTGGTATTGGCGGCAGAAGTATCGCCCTGGGCACCGGTGAGCATTGTCGAGTTACGACCTGAGGCGGCGCGGCGGCGGCGTTCTTCATCGTCACGCGCACTAACCACTGCTGCATCCTGCTCCTGCGGTGCTGCCTGGACTTCTGGCGTTGCTGGCACTGATGGCTTGCTGCCGATACACATAGCTGATGCTCCGTACGCAATTAAATTATTACCAATTTAACCACATATGATTTATTTAGCGTAGGTTATTGACAGCAACAGATGCAGATATTACCTTTTAGGTAATTGATGTGGCAGTGTGAAGGGCGCCATCTGGCACATGTGGCGTAGCGGTCCGGGAGTTCCTTGCTACATAACTTACCGGGTAGCCGGAATGTGCAAGCCGTCTCAGCACTTCGGACTAGGGCGACTCACCATCGTGGCGATACGGTGTGACACCTCGGAAGAGACGAGGCCATAACAGGTAAGAGCATTAGGCAGACGGCAATCCGTATCTTAGGACTAGCAAACGTGAAACGCCGATATGGAATTGTGACGACGCTCGTCAGTGCTCTTTCCGTTGTGGTGAATGCGCAGGCTGATGCGCAAGTGTAAGACCTGATGGGTATCGTGCAACGACTGGGTGAAAAAATGTTGAGTAAGCGGCCCTAAAGCCCAGTGATAGCCCAATAAACGACTTGCGAAACCTTCGCCCCGGTGAGACTCCGGTGTCAACTAGCAAGTCGCATAGCCAAGCCGGAGATCAGCACCGGCCACCACAACCCAATCACGCCTTAGGACCGTGATACTCAGTACCATTGCTGTGTAGTTATTGGCGGTGGCGATAGTTCTCCCGCTTATCGACCACCGCCCTTTTTACAGCAGAGCGCCATTTCGATGACGTTGTTCTGTAAAACCAGTAACAGCCAAGGAAGGCACCATCATTGCTTCCAGTTCGCCCACTTCGGTGGGCATTTTTTTAAGGTGAAAATCATGAAAGAAAAGACTGCTGCTGAACGCTATGCCGCAGCTATCAATGCCGCGATGGCCATTGTTAACCTACGTGAAGAGATTAAAGGTCTCCTTGCAATTATCCATAACAACCTGACATGTTCAGAGTTGCTTGGCGGTCAGTACAACGGTGAGGCGGTGAAAGAGGCATTTAAAAATGCTGAGGTAGGAATAATTCCAGCAAACTATGTCAAGGCTGAATGCGTGCTCCTAAAGGCACGAGTGAGTCTGCATGAAGATCCTGGTAATCTCGGTCGAACTGCAATGCGTTACGTGATAGATGAGTCGAATGCTAAACACAATCTACCGAAATAAGACCGTGACATGTCACAATCAGCCCGCCGATGCGCGGGCTTTGTTTTATCCTCACTAGCGGATATAGACACCATTATACCCTCTAACGGATTAAGCATACGGATCGTAATCGGTCAGCGCCTTACCTTGTTGGTTATGCTGCCCAGGTATCCGAATGCGCTTTGCAACCGGGAATGCAAACGTCAACAGCAGTCCATCGCCTTTGCCAGGCGAGCGCCCTAACCGCTCTTTGATATCTTCCTTCGGCTCAATAACGATCTTGCCATCCACCCTGACTTTATACTCTGCTGCCGACAGGTCATCCGCAGTTTCCTGATCATCCAGCATGCCGCCAATCTTGAGCCACGTCTTACAGGCATTGAACATCTCGCCGCGTTTGTTGAGCATCTGCGGGTCGGTCGAGCCGCCGCCGAATGGGATTAATTGCCATGTCCTGCCCCAGCCGTCACCGATGGATTTCAACCCGGTGCCGTAACCAAAGTCGATGAATACCGCGTCAGCCTGGTACTGGTCTTCAAAGTCTGCGATACGCTTCGCCATAATCAGATCGTCGGTGGTCTTATTGCCGGTCCAGAGCACTTTACTGTGCAGCCCCTGGCGCAGGTAAATCACCGCGTCATCCACGCCGGAGTATGCCGGGTCGACACCGATAATCACAGGCGCATGCGCCACCTGTGCGGATGTCACCACCCGCTTCATGGCGGCATCGGTCAGGCCGGTAGGGATAAACTGTAGTTCAGAAGCGTCAGGGAAGATCCCGCGAACACGGACTTTCACGAAGTCGCTGTCTTCACCGTAATCCTCAACCCATTTCTGTATTTGCTCTTTGTTAGTACCTTCAACTGTTCGACTATCGATCTGTCTTGTTTTCCAGCGGTGTTTGTATTTGCGAAAACACTCACGGAAACGACCGGTGTTACGCGTCGGGTTCCCGAACGCCACCCATATGATTTCGGTATTCTCATCCGTCAGCGCGCCCTCTGCTACCTCCCATACCAGATCGGCAATATTCGATGCTTCATCGAATATCAGAATGATGCGCTTACGCTCGTTGTGCAGGCCTGCGAAAGCCTCGGTGTTATTCTCAGACCATGGCACCGCATCAGCGCGCCAACTCTTATCGTGACCAGGATCGGTACTGTATACTGCGGTTGCCGTTGGCTTAAACCAGTCGCTGGTAATGCTCAGACGTTGCCATTTTACAATTTCTGGCCATGTTTTAGTGCGCAACTGGGTTTCAGTGTTTGCTGTAACAACCACCTTACAATCTTCACAAGTGTCCATCCCCCACTTTGTAAACATCGAGATAAACGCCGACTTGCCGATACCGTGACCTGATGCCACAGCAATCATCAATGGCTGGTATCTGGTCCGAGGGTTTTGCAGATGATCTCTAACATCCCTGAAAGTGTCCGCCTGCCATTCACGCGGCCCTTTCGAGTGGGCCAGTTCACCGCCTTCTTCCTCCCAGGGGAAAGCATACAGTGCGTAGCCCAACGGGTCATACGTGAACGAGGCGATATCCTCGACGAGTTGCTCTTCCGGCGACATGGCTGCGGCTATCATTCTTCACCACCAGCCAACTCTTTGACGCGACGACGCGCTTTCGCCATTTTATCGGCAATGGTGACTGTGCCGGAAACCTCCAGGCGCTCTTTGAATGCGTTGACGTCGACGTGCTTACCAATCAACTCGAGGTTCTTCACCTTGTCAGGCCATTTGATTTTTTTGAGGATGGTCTCTATCGCATCCTCGTTCATGTTCATGATGGTCGATGAAAGGTCAAATCCACTGAGCGTGGTGCGCCAGATTTTCGGCCACTCGCGGATAGGCTTCAAGCTGCCGTCATCGTTCAGGATGTCGATAACATCCATCTGGTCGATCTCCACCAGGCGCATGAGAACGTAATCAGCACTGACGCGGTTTCGCTTGTTGCGTTCCTCCATCAGCTCCGCAATCCGTTTTTGGATTCTTTCATCGCGCATCATCACGCTAGCTTTGACCGCCGCCGTATTAGGCGAAAATCCTGCGTCAATCGCAGCCTGTGACTGATTTTCTGGTGACTTAATGTAGGACTGGCAGTAAGCCTCTTGCATCGCTGTAAGAGGCTTATACTGCGTTGATTTTCGTTTGTGTGGTTTTGGTTCTGCTGGCATTGGTTACCACCGAAGTAATAATTACCATTTTGGTAATACTAACATAGCGGCAAGGATGTTACATAACTGGAATGTCATCCTGATCTGCGCCGGATGCGCGATTGATAATAAACGTCACGACACCAGCAACGGTAACATCATCCAGAGCGTCACCCTCGATTGCCTCGCCGTCATCCGTTATCAGTGATTCGCCCATGACTCTGGCGAAATGACTTTTACCGCAAAGGTCAATTAACACGAGGTCGCGAGGCTTTGGTCGCATAGACTTGTTGATTACCGCGCACCCTGATGTTGTTTCGATTACCAGGCTGTTTGCGCTTATCTGGCAGATAGTATCGATGCTTAACGTGCGGACTGTATAGTCAGCAGCCGGAGATGGAAAACCCATGATGGAACCCCGCATAAAAATACTGTACATTTAAACAGTATAATCATGCGGTGATTTAGTCAATACGCCGTGACATGTCACACGGCTAATTTTGTTTCGTGCCAGCCACGCGTTACCCAGCATTGAGAATCACCGTCGCATGGACACGACTCAACCGGCAGCGCATCACCGCATTTACCGCAGCGGTTCGCGCTGATTGACTTGATGCGACCACGAACGCGGGCATCGTCCTGGCGGATCAGCAGCGCAATGTACTCAGCCATTTCATACGACGCACGACCAGGGCGCCTGGCGGCGCAGTTCCGCTCCACCATTTCCAGTTCCTGCGCGTCGAGGCGCAATTCAACCTTGCGATTACCGTCGGCAGACTGGCGGGCGCGCTGCGCGGCTTTGCGTTCTGCTGCTGTCTTAGCCATTTGGAACCTCATTCTTAACGCACTCAACAATTCTCGCGTTGCTTGATGATCGTCCGCGTAATACTTCAGCGGCTTCCTGGCATGATTTCTCCGTGTAAAACTGAATGTTCTCAAGCCTGCCAGTCTGGAATGTTAGGACGAGTAACAGATACGTAGTCATCACTTCCCCTCCTGCTGCGGTGCTGCTGGAAGTGGCATCCAGTGGGTTACATTGTCGACAGGTTCGTCATCGTCATATTCGAGAGCTTGAATATAGAAACCTTTCTTTTTGGAGTATGAAACCCCAGACATAACAATTTCGTCCGTGAACACAATCATGTCATCGCCCGCTTCCGGCATCCGCTCACTGCAAGCCACCCAACCATCCGGAATTACCGGAGAGTTGCCATCCTGAAGCATGGCTGCGCGGCTTGCTTTCCACGCTGATTCAGCCATCACCCCCAGCATTTGCTTTGCTGCCGTGGTGTATTGATTCTGCTGGTAATGCTCATGCCATTCTCTACCGAACCATGAATAGAAATTGTCATCTGCATCAGCGGTCACCATAGGCTGCGCCACAGCAAACAGCGGCCCCGGCGCAACATCGAAACGTCGCAAACGGATATCGCAGGTACGCTCTTCGCCTTCTTTGTGCCAGGCTACAACGTCGGCTACGGGCTCGGCGTCCATTGCCGCCAGCGCGTACTCTGCCAGTTGCTTTACCACCTCTGGAGGTGCAACAACATCATTCAGGTAGTCCCACAGACGTATCATGTCGTCGCTTTCTGGGTGAACATCTTCGTTAGTTCCAGCCTGCGCGGAGATAACATCATCGGCTGATTCGATAATTCGCTGTAACTGCTCTTTTGTGATTGGGGTTGTCATTGTTTTGCTCCCGCCATACGTGCTTCTATCATCCCCCAAACAACCTCATGCTCAGGCCAGTCACTTTCTACAACAACACATGCCAGTTCATCCTTCCCGCGCTGCTGGCGTACTGTTTTTACAGCAAGCGCTGTTTGCTCTAATGCGTCCAAAGCTGCGGCGTCAATCAGACCGGATTTATACGCATCTTCGATATCCCTAACTTTAAGAACAAAGTAACGGTTTTCTCTTTTCATTGGGGTTGTCATGGTTTCACCTTCCATTTACGCGCACACTCAAGACGCCATTGTTCAATGTTGTTTTCAGCTACATCTGTCATACCATCTTCAAACTGATATTTACGGCGCATTCTTTTGCATTTTAGCCATACCGGAATCGCTACAATCCAGAAGATAAGAGGCCAGACGAAAACACCACTAACAGCCGCTGTGATGACTGCCAGCATAAATGGAAGCGCCCGCACTTCCGTATCTAAGAAATCACGGCAAACCTCTTTCAATGAGCTAAATATCCGCTCATACAAATCAGCGGTGTATGCCATGCAGTCGATGAAGTTAAAGTCGTAACCTGCCGCCGCTGCCCATGTGGGACGGTCGATAAAATGACGTAATGTCAGCATCTATTCACCCTCCACGGCTACGCCAGCGGCGCGGATTGCGGCATCGCAAGCCTCTATTGCCTTATTCCAGATTTCGACCTCTTCCCATAGCTGGCTCCCTGCGTACTCTGCCGGACAAAATTTAGTGGCTGGCAACTTCACCGTCCGCGCCTCCAGTTCTGCGATGCGCTTCTCTGCGGCTTCCAGCTCATCCAGCAGCGCCACAACGTCGTCATCTCCATGTTTTTCGGCGGCCTCCCTTAATGCGAGCTTGTCGATGTTGCTCATTGGGCCTCCTTAATTTCGTCCCACTCCACCCAAGCATTGTCACCATCTGCATCAATCTCGCCTTTATGACCGCATTTTGTGCACTCAGCTTTATCGCCAGCCCATAGAGCTTCTGGAGTGGTAGACCAACCGGTGACTCTAACTGTTCTGTTGTTGCAATTAGGGCACTTATCCAGCCAATGAACCTCGGCAGTCACTGGCCCGAATCCGTACTTAGCTCGAATGCTCATGCTGCACGCTCCTGTTTCTTTTGTGCTGCCGGGTTAATCCAGAGGCATTCAGTACGCTGAACCGAGCCGGAGTGACCATTCGCAGCAGTAGTTCGCGTTACACGTTGCCATCCTGCCAGCGCGTCGTTATATAATTTGCTGTCATAACCACAGACAACGACCATCCCTTGTAACGCCTTAAGCTCATTGAGTAACTCTGCATGCTCTTCGTTGTTCATCTCGTAGCGGTATGCGCCATTTTTGGAGACTCCAACGCGCGTTTCATGCACATATGGAGGGTCGACAAAATGCAGAGTTGATGCAGTGTCGTGGTCGCGCATACATTGAATGGCGCTCCGATTCTCAACCAGCACGCCAGCAAAACGACTGGCCACCGCGGCGAGATTGTCAGGCTGTCGCGCCCAAATACGTTGCGCTGTAGCGCTATTGCGTTTGGTATCAAGTCGAAAACCAGTTTTTCCTTTCGTTGCTCCAGCGCTGCCAAACCCCATTGATGCACGGACAACCAGTTTTCGAGCCTGCTCAATCTGGCTTTCACTCACCTCATAGGCACTATAGAATTCCTCACGTGAGTAGGGGGTGAGCGCGCAGGCCTGAATAAGTTGTTGCGCAGACGCAGGATCACGCAACACTCTGAACAGGTTAACCACGTCGCCATCGAGATCGTTGTAAACCTCTGCATCTGATGGTTCTTTCTTCAACAGTACAGACGCGCCGCCGCCAAACGGCTCAACGTAGCAACGGTGCTCAGGAAAGTGACTGATTATCCAACTGGCCAGCCGAAACTTTCCTCCGTGATAGCGAATTGCTGGGTGCTTGATAGCTATGCTCATCCTGCTTTCCCCTCGCGCAGCTGCTTAACGAATTCATTCGCGCATACCAAATAAGTTAATCCCTGAGCCGCATTGCTTTCCGGCGAAAAGAATTGATGTGTTGTTTTGACCACGAACTTCTCAACGCCCCGCGCTTCCGCCTCACGCAGGATGCTGTCTGTTGCCGGGAATGGGTTTTCTGCGTTTACATCGCGAGATACGTACATGTTGATTTCAGATACATAATCCAACGGAACGCCAGCAAACATGCCGTCTTCGCCTTCAGAGAAGTATTCAACGTGGTTTTCACTGATATCAGTCAGCAATCGAATCATTGTCAGATTCTCAGCAACCAAAGCCTTCAAATGGTCCTGCAAATCCACATCTGCCGGACAGTTCGTCACTTCACGCGCTTTCTCAAGCGTTGAGTGTGCTGCTGTGCGCTCACCGCATGCAGTGCGTGCCGCAGCGAGCGCACAATCCAGTTGAGTGCATAGCCTGGTAACAATGTCCGCATCAGGTAGTGACATTGTCTTCACTGCTGCTCTCGCAAGCCTAATCAGCAATTCGTTATTAGTGCTCATACTTACCCCCACTTACCCGCTTAAGTTATTGATTAGTTTGATAACTAAAAGGATCGTCGTTTCAGAACTCTTCGACCTTCCAGCCACCACCCGCTTTCTTCGTCTTCGGTGTCACCGCGATGATGCGGAACGGATACTGATCTGCGGCAACCTTGGTTTTCACCCTGGCGTCGTCTGTCCAGAAACCGCCTTTCACCTCGTGCAACTCCATCTCACCGCTGGAGAGCATCACTGCGAAGTCAGGCGTGTAGAACGTGTTATCAGCCAGACGTAACTTGATGCCTTCAAACCGGTACCAGGCCACCTCTCCGGCGCGCTTGCGCAGCTCAAGTAGCTGGCAGTACGCCGATTCGGTCTTGTTCATCTGCCCGGTTTTTAGTCTGCCAAGTGCCTGTATCTGCTTTCTCATGGCTTACCCTTTAGGTAATTTAAATCCACATACGGATTAATATCAATAGATGTGCGCATTATTTTTTACCTCGCGGGTAATAATCACGCCATAAAAAAATGCGCCACTGCGCCCTGCTGCCAGCTATCCCCTGAATCCAGGTGGTATGGCGGTATCCGGTTCAGACATTGCGTTCACGTCCCTGCGCTGCTGTGGCACCGGCTTAGCCCGTGATGCCTGCACGCTGCGAGCCAGCTTCTGCAACCACTGGTCATGGTGGAAAGCCTTGCCCTCCGCTTTCCAGTACGTGATGAACTCTGCCAGCTCGAAATCGGTGACCGGCGTCTGCAATGCGATTCCCCACAGGGAAGCTCGCCTAATCAGGTCATCATCAGGTCTCCAGTCTTCACGCATCTGGAATTTTCCAAACTCACCCATTCCACCTGGTGGTGCGTATCCACCCATGACCATGTTGTTAGCTACCGGGTCCGGTTCACCACCATCAGAGTTATCCACAGGGTCGTTTTCGCCGTCGCCTGTGTGTGGGGTTTTATCTTTTAGATCTTCTCTTCTCTTCTCTTCTCTGGTCCGCTTTTTGTCCGCTTCTGGTGCGGACGTTTTGACGACATTTCTCTTGGCTCTTTTCCTGTCAGCATCCTGTGCGCGACGTTTGGCAGACTGCCCGTTATGGGCTTCAAAGCGCGGCATTACTAGGCTTTCGCCATTTTCTTCAAGCCATCCGACAGCCATCATCGCCCTGGCGAAGCCGGGGAATCCGATCAGGTCATCGAGCGTCTCAGGACTGTATCCGTCAAGAAAACCGTCAACAGAATGGACATCAAAAAGACACCATGCGGAATGTAGTCCGCCAACTATCCGCAACCTGTCCGCTTTCAATGCGGACGCCATGCGGACAACTTTCGGGTGTGTGTGCAGGTCGGCACGCATTTTTATCCAGTCACCGGCCATAGTTGACCCCCATGTAAGCGCGAATGAACTCTGCCGCCGCCTGTGCGTTTATAGCGTTACCGTAACCCTTAAGTCTGCCTGTGCGGTTGCGGCCTGCCATTGCTCGTAATGAGGACTTGCCGTGTCCCAGGCTTTTGGCAAACCTTGCAACCAGCGGGAATGTGCCGGGTTCAACTGGACGCCATTGCCCATCTCGACAAAAGAGCCAGTCCGCATCTCGCCAAAAACCGTTAACCTCAAGGGGCCTGCTGTGTAAGCCTGTCTCGGCAACTGATCCAGTCGCTCCTTCCCATCCCGTTGCGCCGTCATTCCAGAAGTGTCTTTCCAGTCGCGAGTTGTTGGCGTCACCCACCCCGCAAGCAGAACCGAGCCCGGTAGCTTCAGGCAAACCTTCGGTGTTCCGTCTGAATTCTTCCCGCTGTAGCAATGAGTCGTTCCGGTTGAGTCGTTCGCAACAGGCGTCTGCCACCCCGTCAAACGGGCTGCTCCGGAGACATGTTGCAGACCCCGTTTCGTCTCCGGCTGCGGATTCGTATTTGCTACTGGCGTTGGCCACCCAGTAGGCCCGCTCTCTGATGTGCGGCGCACCGACGCCCGCTGACGTAAACGGCACAATCCCGAAGGCGTAGCCCATTCCTTCCAGGTCTGCTTGTACAAGGTCGAACCATGCGTTTGCGTTTCCTGCTGCAACCTGTTCGCCAAAGACATGCTGAGGTCTGCGCTCGCTGATGAGGTGGAAGAAGGCTGGCCATAAGTGCCGCTCGTCATCAAACCCATCTCCTTTGCCTGCCGCGCTGAAAGGTTGGCACGGACATGACCCTGTCCAGACGGGTTTATCGTCTGGCCATCCTGCGATGCGCAGGGAATGAGACCAGACGCCGATACCGGCGAAGAAATGGCACTGCGTAAACCCTCGCAGGTCGTCAGGTGTGACATCTTCAATACTCCTTTCATCAACTTCGCCAGGCGCAATTTGACCGCCGGCGATCAGGTTACGCAGCCACTGCGCTGCAAATGGGTCGATTTCGTTGTAGTAGGCTGCCGAAATCATGTTGCCTCCCGCGCGTCTCTCAATGCTTTGGCAAATACACTCCTGTGGCGGCCAGTGCTTTCGAACGCGCACTGCACGCATGTACCGTTAAGCACATATCGTTCTGACAGGTGACCGTTTCGGCATGGCTTGCCAGTGTAAAACCGGTTAAGCCCGGCCTTAGCTGCCTCCAGTCTGGTGACTATCTTCACAGTGGATGACCTCTATTGTGTTATTGATATCGGTAATTTTGTGCTGTGCAGGAAAAAAGATCAACCACAAACGGATAATTATTACCATCAAGGTATGAATAGATATGAAAAGGCCGCCAGGCGGCGGCTTTTGGTGGATTTACAGCAGGGGAATCAGTAGAAAAAGACAGCGAATTCTGGTTTAGTTCTTACCCAACCGAGGTTTTTTGCAGCAAGGAAAAGCCCATTCATCAGTCGCTTACCCGGCGTTTTCCGCTTCCCTGTTAAGTGCGTCTGGATATAGTGACTTGTCGTTCCGGCCGCTTCTGCAAAGGCGTCGCGCTCATCCGGCGTGAGTGCAAGCCAGCACTTCTTAAAATCAAACGGAGTGTTCTCGCTCATAACTATTGCCTGATATTCATTTCAGATAATCAATATTCACCCAAAAGGTAATAAAAATCAAGGATTGTTACCCTAGAGGTTCATTTACCTGTAGGGTAAAATCTCTTTTAATTGAATCACTAAACTGATTCACAAAAGAGAAAAAATACCAGCCAATGAAAAGCATCCATGATATTCGCCGCGACAACCTGAAAGACCTGATCGACCGTGAGTTCAACGGCGTACAGTCTCGCCTGGCGGAACGCATGGAGATTGAGCCTAACCTGGTAAGCCGCTGGTCAAATAACAAGAAGAAGATAGGCGATACAGTAGCGCGTAAGATTGAGAAGGCCGGGAACAAGCCTACCAACTGGCTCGATGTTGATCACTACTTCGCTATGCAGGACGACGTTGCCCAGATGGACGCTGGGCAGATTGGTGAAGTCGCAGCTCATAATCTTAAAGCCTGGATGGGCAGCAACCGTGAGCTGTCATCACAGCAGAAGCTGGCGGAAGCATCCGGCATCAGCCAGGCCTCTATCAATCGCATGCTGCGTAATGAGGTAAGCATCACTATCGCAAACCTCGACGCAATAGCTGCGGCATTCGGGCGCCGGGGATACGAATTACTGATCCCACCGAACGACCCGGCCACTATCAACTATGACCGCTCGCGCTATGCATTGTTACCTGAAGCAGAAAAAGACAACATCAAAAACTTCATCGATTTTGTTATGGTTAAAAACGACAAGCAGCATCCATAAAACCCTTCATTATCAGTACATAAGCCGCCATAGAGCGGCTTTTTTCATGCCTCAAATATTACCTTTCGGGTAATTTTTTATGCTCATATCTATTGACATCAAATCACTTACGGATAATTATTACCTCAACGGTAACACGAAGGGGTAACAGTTATGCAGTGGCAGATTATTAACGGATGGTACTGCGTTACGGCCTGCGGGCTCATGAGCTGGAAATTCCGCACGCTGAAAGAAGGAATGCAGTGGGCATTCGTGAATAAGGTTTCTAACGAAGTTGCAAACGAAATGTGGGGGAACGGGAAATGAACATTAACCAATTCAACAACCTGAAAAAAATCGTCGCACTGTTTGAATCAGATTATCAGTTGTCATCTGACCTGTACGACCGTCACGTTGAGCTAATCGACGCAACAAGCGGATCTGAATTTGATGATTCGTTCGACCGCTCCCTGCTGCGCGCCGGTGTTCGTCCTGAAATCCTGGAAGCGGCACGTGAAAGCTGCGAGTTCGAAGAATTGATGTCGTCATTCAAGCGTGAGTTGACCGGAATTATCGCTCGTCTGGATTTGGCAGACAAAATCGACAGCACGAGGGCAGCGGCATGAGCAAAGAAAATAATGGCGGACCGGCATTCCCGGTTGCCGATGGCACTGCGCACCGGATAGCAATGCAGACAGCTGGTGACGATGAAGCTAAATACATTGCCGAATCAGCAAAAGCACTCTCAGGAATGAATCTGCGTGACTACTTCGCTGCAAAAGCAATGTCTGGATGGCTGGCAAGTTATCCAGAGTCATGTACTCACCCCATTGTTGCTGGCAATGCCGATGAAGTTGCGAAGCACTCATACATGCTTGCTGATGCAATGCTCCGCGCCCGGGAGGCATCATGAAACAAGGCATCTACTTCGATATCAGCAACGAGGACTACCACGCCGGTGAGGGCGTGAGTAAGTCGCAGTTGGATATGGTGGCAATGAGCCCGGCACTGTTGCAGTGGCAGAAGTCAGCACCAGTCGATACCGAAAAGCTGAAGGCGCTGGACATGGGTACAGCACTGCACTGTCTGCTTCTTGAGCCAGAAGAATTCGACAAACGTTTCATCGTGGCTCCGCCGTTCAACCGACGCACAAATAAGGGAAAGGCAGATGAATCTGCTTTCCTAAAAGAATGTGAAGGCAGTGGAAAGACAGTAATGGAATCGGAACAGGATCGCCAACTTAAACTGATGCGTGATAGCGCGATGGCACACCCTGCGGCGCGCTGGCTGCTTGAGGCTGAGGGATTCTGCGAAGCATCACATTACTGGACGGATCCGGAGACTGGCGAGTTGTGCCGCATTCGCCCGGACAAACGCCTGAAGAATCACCCGGTAATTCTGGACGTGAAAAAGGTAGCTGACATGGAGCGATTCGCTCGCCACATCGAGGAGTTCCGTTATCACGTTCAGGACGCGATGTACCGCGAAGGCGCACAGCATACAACTGGTGAGCCGCACGGATTCTTCTTCCTGGCGGTGAGCGAAACCATCGACTGCGGTCGTTACCCGGTACGCGTGTTCGAACTCGACTCGCAGGATGTTGACGCCGGGCACGCACTTTACCGCCGGGATCTGAATACCTATCACCAGTGCCGTGAATCAGGCGACTGGGGTGGATTTGAAATTATTAAACGCCCTGAGTGGGCACGCAAACAGGATATGTACGCATGAGCAACGACATTGCAATCACATCTCAGCCTGGCGCTACCGTCGGTACCGCCGCGGCAATTTTCAGCCCTGAAGGCATGGCTTATCTTATGCGATTCGCTGAAATCATGGCAAAAGGCGGGACAACAGTTCCACGCCACCTATCTGGCAACATGGCTGACTGCATGGCGGTTACCATGCAAGCGGCCCAGTGGGGAATGAATCCATTCGCCGTTGCACAGAAGACCCATGTTGTAAACGGCTCGCTGGGCTATGAAGCACAGCTTGTAAATGCCGTAGTTCAAAATTCTGGAGCCATTAAAGGTAGATTTCATTACGAATATAGAGGTGAAGGTGGCTCGCTGGAGTGCCGTGTCGGAGCTGTAATTCGCGGAGAGCAGGATATTACCTGGAATGAATGGCTTTGTATTTCCAGCATTACAACAAAAAACTCCCCTTTATGGAAAACGAACCCAAAACAACAGTTCGGGTATCTACAGGTTAAAAACTGGGCGAGAGCCCACACTCCTGGGGCTATTTTGGGAGTCTATACCCCTGACGAATTGCAGGAGACAGCACCGCGCACTGAACGCGACATCACGCCTGAACCGGCCACTGCATCCGGCATGAACAAGCTGATCAACTCCAAACCTGAGCAGCACCAGGAAGAGAAACCAAGGAGCAGTGATGACCGCGATCCAGATGAAATCCTGTGCGCTTTCACTGACGCAGCGATGAACTACAACACGCTGAGGGACCTGGATAAGGCATACAAATACGTCGCCAGTAAGCTCGCTAATGATGATGACCGACTGGCTAAAGCCACTGATGTTTACACCATCCGCCGCGATGAGCTGAACGAAGTCCCTATGTAATCACCACCGTGGCGCTGCGGCGCCACACCTGCAACCAAGAGAGGTATTTATGAAAGGTGCATTAGGTAAGAAGGAACTCCTGGCGGTGGTGCCACTGTCATGGAGCACGATCGACAGACTGGAGCGTGATGGTGAATTTCCAAAGCGTTGGTACATCACCGATAAGCGCTGCGCCTGGACTCAGGAAGAAGTTGAAGCATGGCTCGATAAGCGCAAAGCAGAAAGCCCGGCAGAGTATGGCGGAAAAAAGCCACCGGTTGATCAGCGAGTTTATCGCCCGGTCAGCAGTGCAGCATGAAAGCGTTAAGCAGGCACTGGAATAAGTGGTCAGGATGGTACTGGTTCCTGACCTCTATCGCCGCCTGGCTTTGGCTGCTGGCGGTTATATTTCGAGAGGGCTGGATACGATGAAAAAAATGACAAAACTCCAGAAATACCACGCTGACTACGTTTCAATGAAGCGCGTGGAAAAGGTTCTTGCTGTGACGCCTGAGGCAGTAGAGATCGAGAAGCGGGCAATTGAGCGAGAGAAAAGTGGTCATTATCGGATTGCTTCCCGCCTTTGGCTGGAATGCATGGATGCTGCCAGCGGTGAAGTTGAGCGTGCGCGGATCGCTGCACGCCGGGATCAATGCATCACGAAAGGAAACGGCCTCCGTCGTGGAGATTACAGCGGAATTTGTTGTCGTGGGGTGGTTTATGACTGATTTCACCGGAAGTAATACGCCTGCAGATAAGCGCGATTTATGGCGTACGCCACAGGCGATATTTTCCGCGCTTGATGCTGAGTTCTGCTTCCAACTGGATGCCGCCGCAGCGCCGCATAATGCACTTTGCCGCAGGTTTATAACCGAAGAGCAGAATACACTGGTAACGCCGTGGGCTGATTACATGTCCATTCCGGGCCACGTCTGGATAAACCCGCCGTACAGTGACATCATGCCTTTCGTGATGAAAGCGGCCGCCGAAAGCAAAAACCAGATTGGCACTGTTATGCTGGTACCGTCCGATACATCTGTAGGCTGGTTCAGAGAAGCGATCCAAACCACCAGCGAGGTGCGATTCATCACCTCCGGTCGGCTGGCCTTCATCAGTCCTGTAACCGGAAAGCCAGTAAGCGGCAATAATAAGGGTTCAATGCTGCTCATCTGGAGGCCGTACCCACGCACACAATGCGATTTCACTACCGTTGAGCGTGATGTTCTAATTGAGTTTGGTATCGCAAGATTAGCGCGTCGAGAGGCGGCTTAA